GAAGTTGCAATACTTATTGGGTCCATATGACAAGTCCTACTATTGTTACTATAATAGTGAGCATACCACTCATCATCCAAAATAACAACTTATCGACTTTAGCTCCAAGTTTATCTATGTCTTGATGCATATGTGCTAAGTGATTTTCTTTTATGTTAGTCACTTCTTTTTTTACACCTTGTATATGACCATACAGTGAAATTATATGTTCTTTTGTTGTTCTAGGTTCTGGCATTTTGACCTCTCTGTGTTAGCATCTGTCCTGTTGGGTCATTTGGAAATAACGCTTGATAAGTTAAAGGATTAGTAGTTTGTAATGACGAAATATTTGCAACAGGTGGTTGTTGCATTGTAGCTTGTGGCATTTGCTGTGTTTGAGGTTGTCTTACCATTTGATCTAAGTTTACCATACTTTGTGCTGCAACCTCATTATCTGCATCCTCAATCGCATCGTTTGTAGCTAGAGCTTGTATTGCACCTTTTGTTATTTCATCATATTTTTTCTTATCTTCAAAGGACGAGTTTTCATATAAATAAACTTCTGGAAACATTCTTTTCTTGAGATTAGGTGGTAATAAATCAGTATTAAAAGATGTATCAGGTATTTTTGTCATCTTACTTTGCAAATATGTAGTAATTTGTTGTGCAGTTAATTTTGATGGATCTACTTGTTCCTCTTCATCATCTGCAAAATAATTAAATAGGATGCCAAGAGCTCTTCTTTTTGGAGGTGATAAATATTTACCTGCTGGTTGAAGAGGATCAATAAAAGGAAAATCTTTAACAGATCCTTTACCAAGTTTTGCAAGTCTCTCTTCAGGTGTATATAAATCTAATAATGCCCTAGCATATTTTGGATCAGCTAATAGACCACCGAACCCTCTTAACAACAAAGGTGTAAGAATTAAAGCACCCAAACCTGTTCCCATACCAACACCAATTCCTCCTAATGCTGTTCCAGCTCCAAATGCAGCTACACCGGTTAGTCCAACCCTTCTTGTTAAATATTTACTTGAATCACCAACACCTTGCGAATAATAAGTATCTATAACATCTAAAAAATCATCAATCAGTTTTACTTGTTTTTTACCGCGCTCACCTCCGCCAAATACAGTTTCTAGTTTTAGTCTACCTTGTGGATCTACTTGACCTTTTTGATTTAATAAACCAAGATTTTTTTTAACTTGATCTACACCTAAAAAACTTCCTAAATCAGTATCAGGTATATCTTTTTCAATAAATTTATCTAATCTTCCAATGTCACCCTCTATAGTTTCAAGCCCTTTTGCTTTTCTTTGTTGTAAAATATCAGGTGTTACACCTGCTTTTTGTAATATTTCATCAGCATATGTTGTTCGTAACATACCTTGTTCTTGTAATTTATTAATTGTTGTCATAGCCACAGCTTTTGCTTCATCAGGTTGCTTTTCAAAAGCTCTAAAAAACGAATCATATAAAAACCTAGAGCCTAATCTTTGCATAAATTTTTCTCCAGTTTTTTTAGCAGCACCTTTATCTGTAGCACCTACTAAAAATCTTAATTCGTTTACTGCTTCAGGTGTTCCTGTTTGTAATGTTTTAAAAATAACATCATCAAACATTCTACTTGGGTATTTTGTCATTTTACCTGGTATACCAAATAAAGAATTAGCAGTGAAAAGATATTCACCAAATTTTTGTAACTCTGTGGCTGTCATACTTTCAAATGGTTGTGTAACCACTGAATAAAATTGAAAAGCCTCATTTACACCATTTCCAAAGTCTGCAACTTTATTTGTTAATTCATTAATAAAATTTTGTCTTGCTGTTGCAGGGTCTGCAGCATTTGCAATAGCTGCTTCATTTTCATTAATAAGTTTTTTAATACCGGCAGAATTTTGCATAATATCGTCTTGTACATCTTTCATACCAACCGAACCTAAATCATAATCCATAGCACTTCTCATTTGCGTAGCTGCAGTAATTGCTGCTTTATTGTTAGGGGCATCCTTAGCAGTTTGATTTACTTGTCTTTTTAGTCCTAAAAACTCTAAAGGTGTTAAATAAGTCTTGTCATCAAATACACCTGAATCTGCAAATTTAAGGTACAATGCCATCATAGGGTTGTTTTTAATACTGCTTTTTCTTAATACAGGATCTTCTTCAAGATTTAAACGTTTAATAGATTGTTCTTCAATGTCAGCAAACACATCTGCAGCATTTTTTCTTAATTGAGCTGTAGGTATTATAGCAGGATTACCAAATTGTCTTGCTCTGTTAGCTAATGCTTCAAATTTTGTATCGATTAAATTTTGAAACTGTCTGTAATTATTGTTTAATACATCAAGAGCTTGATAACCTAATATTTGTGATGTTGTTACAGGTGCAAAATCTTGAGCAAATTTAAACATAGCTCCTGCTACTTTTTTTTCAGACTGTTCACGCAATCCTTTTGCCTTAGAACTTACTAAAGGTAAGATACCGATTGTTTCAAAATATGTTTTAGAAAAAGCACCCAAACCCTCTTTTTCTTTTGCAAGTTGTCCTACATTTAAGGGTATTCCTTTTTCTGCAGCTAAATCACCTATACGTTTAGCATCATCACCTTTTGTGCCCGTTAATCCTTTTGCAAATGCTTTTGCCACTATACCACCTAATTGAAACATAGCAGTCATTCCACCACCCCACAGTAAAGAATCCTCTATTGCCTCAACAGCATATGCAGAGACACGTTCTTCTGGAGTAAACCTTTCGTTTATTACTTTATCAGACACATCAGCTAAATCATAGCTTATCTCTTTTGCTAAATTTTTGTCTAAACTATTTACAGCATCAAATGCTAACGATCCAGCTCCTGCTCCTAATGCACCACCTCCGATAGATTTAAGCTCAGTTTGTGTTGCTTGAGTAAGACCTAATTTAAAACTGTCTTTTACTTTAGCTGCAGTATTCTCTAATAAACCAACAGTTCTTCCAAACAATCTGCCGGCTAAACCAAATCTTTTAACAAGAGGTAACTTCATTAAAACTTTAGAAAATTTATTTGCAGCCTTCGGAAACTCATTGGCATAATTTGGACCAAATCTTTTGGCAGGATTAGCTATAAAAGCATTTATTAATTTTTGTCTGTCCATTAAGTAAGGTATGAAAGTTCCAACAACCTCACCTGTTGTTTGAAATCCTGTTCTATCTGTTAAAACTTGACCAATAGGAGTTGATATACCTGGCACTGTAGATTCTTCTTGCTCAATTTTTTTTGCAAGTTCTCTTCTACCTTCAACTCTTTCTCTAGCTAATTCACTTAAACCTGAGTAACCTTTCAAAGTGCCGTCTTTAAAAGCTTGATCTATAACAGTAGCTTCTTCCTGATTTAATTGTGATGGGTCAAATCTTTTTTCATCTATTGCTTTTTGTAAGTCTTCTATCTTCATTCTAGTATGCTCTTATTAAGATCTAGTTTTTCTATTTTTTCTTTAGTGCTTTTTTGTTGCTCCTCTTTTACTTCAGGTGCAACAAATCCTTGCATTCTTTGCATTCTTTTTTTACGGCTTTCTTGCAATTTTTTAATTATTGGAATATCACCAAAATCTTCAGCGACTTTACTGGCATTACCACCTATATCCTCAAGATCTTTAAGCCTTTTAATTAATGTTCCGTTAAGTTGTCTACCCAACTCTTCATAATTCGAAATTATTTTTTCTGATGATTTTAAAAGACCAAATATTTGGGTACGTTGTCCTGCATCTTTAACGTCTGCAACTGTCAGTCTATCTTGACCTTTGTTTGCATTAGCAATGATATACTTCATTCTTGTTTCTATGATTCTCAATTTTGATAAAGCATCAATGACAACTTTATCCTCTGGATCTAAACCTCTTGCCCTAGCTGCTTTCATTATATTTTCTTTATTTAAAGCGTCTTCAATATCTTTATTAAGCATAGCTTGAATCTCGTCAGCTTGGGCTGGTTCAGAATTAAATTGTACAAAAGCGTTTAAACCATCAAAATTATCTGAATAACTTATTAAATCGGTAAATACCTGTTCACCTTCACCAAATCCAAAATCTCTAAAAACACCTGCAAAATTGGTTGTAAAATCTAAAATTTGACCTTTTGTTCCAAAAAATTCTTTGCCACCAGGTAAAGCAGCAATTTTAGCTATCTCTTGTTCAAATTTGATACCTTGATAAAGAGAATTTATTTGATCCATGATTTTACCTTTTTGCGATTGATTACCTTTAACATCAACTGGTGTTAACAAGGACATATCACCTTGGTAAGGCAAATATTGAGTGGTAAATGCTGTAGATCCATCCGGTCTTTGCATCGGAATACTTTGTTGAATCATCGGTTGTCCGAATTTATTATCTCCGATTTTTACTATTTTTTTTGAGTTTGGAAACAATCCCATAGGGTCTGGTGCTAAATAATATTCTTGGTTTTCAGTTGAATTAATTTTTGCAAAATGATCATCTTTTAATTTTTGTAATTCAAGGTTGTATTCATCTCTTGTTTTGAAATAATCTAGAAGTCTCTTTTTATAATCCTCAGTGTTTTGGTATTTACTTTTTTCAAAATCAGACATTCTAGTAATTTTATCTTTTATTGAGTCTACAGTAAAAGTGTCAACAGAGTCATTGAGAGCTTGTTCGTATTCTAAATATTGATCCACAAGTGCTTTATTTTTTTGTCTCTCATTCATATCAATTGCCATAATATCATCGGCCAGTGGTTCGGTTGACTGTCCTAAAACATCAAAAAAACCATTTATACCAGCTTGTGCTGTCTTACCAGTCATCATTCTAGAAGCCCATTTTAATAGAGCTAAATCCCTATACATTTTAGATGAGTTATCGTCACCTATCATAGCTTTATACTTTGCTTTGTACTCTTCAAATGATTGCTTAGAGTCTTTTTTATCTTGTATAAATTTTTCATATTCATCTATTGCTTTTTGAGAGTTACTAAAATCTCTCTCTGTTTTACTTAAGGCAAAATTAATATCAGGCAAATCTAGCGGATCTGTTGAAACTGACCCTGCTTTTTTCTTATCACCCATGGGGTTATCTTTGGTTATTAAAAGATCTTTAGCAGCATCTGATGCATCGCCAATATTTAAAACAACGTTGTCTTTAATTGTTTCAACAATTTTGTCTTTATTTATTTTAAATTCAGGATCATCATTATTTGCAAATTCATCAAGATTTTCTGCATTATTTATTCTTTTAGTGTATAAATCTTCTGTTTTTTGTACATTATCATTTACTAAACCAGTTTTAGTAAGTTGTTCAGCTTCAATTTTTTGCATTTCTTCATCTAAATTTTCTTGTGCAATAGCATCCATTTGTGATCCTGGAGGTGTTCTATCACCAAAAATATTTTGCAATTGTTGGTCTGCAGCCATGGCAGTATTTTCATTTTGATCTGCAAGGACATTAGCACCAAAAGGTAAACCCGCACCTACAATAGCACTTTTGATTGGGTTACGGCCAACAACGTCTGCACCTGGTATTTTTGCTGCTTTTTGTGCAAGCGATTCTATACCTTTACCTACTTTTTTACCTGTTTCTTTAAAAAATGGCACACCTTTTTTTTCAAAAGCTTCTTTTGCTCCACGAAAAGATCCAGGAATAAAAGGTGCACTTAAACCTATTTCACTAAGACCAGTTAAAGTTTTATCTCTATCACCCTCAATTAAACCTGTGCCAACATCATATGCACCTTTTCCTGCCCCCACTGTTTCAAGTCCTAAAATACCTGCACCACCTAACCTTGTTCTTGCTGCTGCACTTAAAGCGTTAAATACTGGTTTTACAGTATATCTTGCAGTTGTTGCTATAAGATTACCTAAAAGATGTCCTGGCACCTGATTCGTGGCTATTTGGTATTTGTGTCTGAAGAGTTTACGTTTAAGAACTTTACTCATTATCTTGATCCTGTAATACCAGAACCTGCAAGTACATCAAAAGCTTTATATGCTCCAACACCCGCACCTAAAGCTTGAGCGAATGGATTGACTCCAGGACCTGTACCAGCTGTTACCTGTGACGCAGCTGTTGGTAAAGCTGTCATGATACCTTTTTGAAACTCTATTCTTTGGAATGGCTCATAAGCTCTAGCTACTTCTGTTTGTCTTTCAGCAGTCAACGCTCTTTCTGCAATATCTCTTTGTATTGCACCTGCTTGTAATTGACTTTGTATGTCTCTTTGCTGCATAGCTTGTTGTTGTTGTGCAGCTGATTGAAGTGCTTGTGCTTGATTCATCAATGCACTTTGTTGAAACGCTTGTTGTTGTTGTGCTGCACCTAATGCAGTTTGAAAACCTTGACCTCTTAGTTGTCCGATTGTTTGTAATCGTGCTCTTTCTTGTTCTGCTCTTTGTACACCCTCTCGACCTCCACCAAAAGCACCTGCACCAACAGCTTGTGCTGATAGTTGGTTTTGTTGTATTTCGGCTTGTCTATTTATTTCATCTATTGCGTATCTTTCGTAAGGATTAAAAAAAGCATTTATGTCAGGCATTTGCATAGCAGCTGCACCAGCTTGATTAATAGCAGCAATACCTCTATCGAGTGTTGGCAAACCAACACCAGCTGTTCCAGCAATGTTAAAACCTTGTTGCTCTAAGGGAGAAGGTCCTGCTGTCTGATATTGTGGAACAGCTATAGGTTGTTTAGATAATTCAATTGCCTCATCATATAATGCTAATTTTCTAGCTTCTATCTCTGGAGCTTCTCTTGTTATTTGAGTTGTTTTCTCCGGTGCAGACGGAGCAGGAGCAGGAGCTGGACCGCCACCTCCACCACCACCTAAGAAGCCTCTTAAACCAGTTGTTGGATTTTTTTTACCTAATCCACCTACTCTTTGCAAAAGTTGTGCTTCAAATTTATTTATGTGTGCTAATTCTGTATCTTCTTCTTCGCCACAAGAAGCAATATCTTTATACAATAATTTGTATAACCAAATTTTAAATTTTACTGGGAATAGTTTAAGTAGCCACTTCATAAAAATATCCTGTCTTTTTAAATTTTAAATTATTATTTTTTATAACTTTATCCCAACCTTTTCTGCCTATTATTTCTAAATCATCACATTCTAATTTTTTTGCATATTTAATAAAAAATATTTCAATATCTCTTACATATTTTATTACCTTACTTCCACCACAAAACAAAATACCTAAAACTGTTTTGGCTGGATAGAAAACTTTTTGCACTACATACGCTGCACAAATTTTTTTATTTTCTAAAATCAAAAACATAGTCATAGTGCCTTGTTTTAATAATTTATATGTGGAGTCTAAGGTATGTCTGCCATGTGATTGAACAACCACTTTTTGAATCCAATATTTAACTTTATCCCAAAACACATCTATGCACTCAACGTCAACTTGTTTTATTTCCATCATTTACGATATCATAAATTCTTTTAAATTGATCTTGTTGTTTATAAAAATAAGCAGCACCTTTACTTCTCATATCTTTAAAATCTTCTGGGTTTGCACCAGACATAATACCCGCACCTAAAACAGCATCTGCTCTTGAAACAAACTCGCCGTCTGCAAGTTGTGCTAACATTGTATCTTCATCTTTGTCACCATTACCCGAACCATCTTCTACATAACCATGAGCTCTTACATAATTATTATGATCATTTTCATTATGATCAGTTTTACTTGGGAGATAGTTAACACCACCTTCTCTATACTTTGGTATTGCATTTACTATACCGCCTTGCGCTAATGCATAACGTGGTGATTGAAAATCATATAACGCTTGTTGCTGTCCTGCTGGCTCCGTGGGTGCACGTTGTGTAATTCCTGACAAATTTTCTCTTGCTTTTGTATAAGCCATAGCATAATCCTCTTCTGAATATGGAGATGCCTCAGCCATTTGTTCTTGTGGTGTTTTGGGAGGACTTGCCCCAAAACTTGATCCTAACTGTCCAGCAGCAGAACCTATACCCACTGCTTGCATTGTTGTTAAAGGTGCTGTGGCTGTTTGAACAGCTGTCTCTGTCCCTGCTCCAAAACCAATGTTTTTAGCAACCTCTGGTGTAATATTTGTACCTGGAACTACACTGCCTGCTGCTCCACCGCCTAAACCAGCTGCTCTAAATAATCCACCACCTACACCGGCAAACAACGCACCAAGTCCCATAGATTTTAAAACATTTCTAGATGATTCCCCTCTTGCGATTGCTGATATTCCTCCTATACCAGCACCGATTGCTATCGGTAATAATAAGCCTTGTAACATGAATACTCCTAAAGTTATAACTTAATGTTTATTTTACTCTGATTTACTAGGCTTTTCAACTCCTTGCTCGTTCATTTCATCGTAAAGTCTACCAGTATACTGAAACTCACCGACATGAGTTATATAACTCATAATATAACAATACAGTTTACCACCAATATTTGACCATAATCTACAAAAAGCAAAGTCCTCACCTAAATATCTTTTTGTTTCTGGATCATAATAGGTATCAAAAAAATTATAAAAATGTGGTCGATCCATACATTTACCATCAATTGTTGTCTTTTGTATTATTTGCTTGTCAGGATATTCTTTTATTAATTTTGTAAATACATCTCTTTTTATTAACATACAACCTGTAGGACAATGTGTTGCCTCAATGACACCTTTGTCTATTTTAATGTTTTGATTATCGTCTTTTATGAGTAATGGATACTGATGTATGTGATGCTGACAATCATCGTCTTTCTTAATAAAACCAGATTTAATTTTTTGCATTAATGTATCCCATTGTGCAGTTTTCATCGGATAAGGTATTGATATTATATCTTTATCTAATTCAATTAATCTAAATATAGCCTCAGGATCAAAAGCTATATCTGAATCAACAAATAACATATGCGTAAAATCTGTATTTAAAAAATAACTTACGCAAAGATTTCTACCTTGTGTTATTAAAGATGACTTCATCATCTGAAACATAATTCTCATATTACGTTTCATGCATTCTTTTTGTAACTCCAACATAGTTTGAGCATAGTGCATTGATACATCACTATGAACTGGTGTCGCTACAAACAAACTAACAGGACGTTCTTCTTTCAACCAAATAGGTTTATTGTTTTGCATCTAATATGCCTGTGAGAAAATTAGTCCACTCCAAGGCTTTTTTATCCCAGGAATAAAATCTTTTTACATATTTTTGTTGTTCATCTAAATGTTCTTGAATGACTGGCTCGTGTAGCGTGTTCCGACAAATCTTGATACCCTCTGCAAATTGATGTGCTAAGTTTACTAAATTAGTTTCATAGTTTATGTATACAGGAAACTCTGCTCCTGTTTCAAACAAAGCACCATAGTTAGTTGTCATGCAATATAAACCAGCAGCCATCGATTCCAGTAAAGATATACATGAAGTTTCTTCCCAAATACTTGGGTAAGCAAACATGTGATAATATGGCAATTTACTTAAAATAAAATCATTACTTCTATAACCAAGATAATTTACATTTTTTAATGTCTTAGCTTGATCGTAAAGATCCTGATACTTATCATCGTTTTCCTTTTTAAATTCTTTTCCGTATATTTCACAACTACTATACACATCTAATTCAACATTCTCTTTTTCTAGTAATTGCATGGTGGCAAGTAAAACATTTAGACCTCTCCAAGGAGTTGGGTGAAATATCATGCGAAGTCTATCTCCTTTTGTAAAAACTTTTCTTTGTGGAAAATTAGTTACACCATTTTTTATGACATGACATCTATCAGTAGGTATATCAAAATGATATCTAAACTTTTCGTAATTCCAACTAGAATTAAAAACATACCAATCATATTTTTGATGATTGGATTGCTCTTTAAACCAAGGCACAATATTAGGTTGATCGTAACTATTTTTTTGCCATAGTATATTTATTTTATCTTGAGCAAGAGGTATTTTTTCTGGAACTGACGTGCAAATCTGGAATTGTTCAAGT